TTTATGGGTACAAAATCCTCCTGTTGGTTTAGCATTTGAAAGACTTAATGAAATGATAAGAATGGGTATAGATAGTAAAGTGTTATTTGTTAGATTTGAAGATCTATGTCTATACCCAGAAAGAGAAATGCAACGAATTTACACCTATTTAGACATACCATTCTTTGAACACGATTTTGATAACATAGAACAGGTTACAAAGGAGGATGATGAAGTATACGGTGTTTATGGAGATCATGTTATCAGAACTAAACTAGAACCAGTAACATCTAAAGCTACTCAAATATTAGGTAAAGACGTTTGTGACTGGATAATGAATAACTATAAGTGGTATAACGAAAAATTTAGATACAGATGATAATTTGGTTAACTGGACAACCGGGTGCTGGTAAAACCACAATTGCCAAAGAACTATTAAAAGATAGATTCAAATCAGCATTTTTAATAGATGGTGACCAGATGAGAAAATTATTCAATAATAAAGACTATTCCGAAAAAGGTAGACGAGATAATATTGAGTTAGCTCAAAATATAGCTTACTACCTACATCAAAATAATAAAGATGTAATAGTAGCAATGGTTTCACCTTATAGAGACCAACGTGAAAATTTCAAACAAAAGGTTGGGAATGAATTAACAGAATACTATATTCACACTAGCGAGGTTAGAGGTAAAGAAAAATATCATACTAACTACGAACAACCATTTACTAATTTTGTCAGTATAGATACAACAAATAAAACAGTATCAGAAATATGTAATATTTTCTTTTCTGACTATATTTATTAGTATAAAAACTATATACTATGTTAGGACTAATCATTTTATTTACGATTTTAATTGTAGCTGGAGTTTATATCTATAAAGCAGTAAAAGATGGTGATATAGATGAATTAGAGATTGACGTATTAACTGAAGTAAAAAAAGAAGAATCTGCTATACAAGCAGAAAAAGATAGAATTGCTGCATCAATGAAAGCATTTGCAGACGAAACAAGAGAGGCTATGAGAATAGCTAAACAAGCATCTAAGAATATTTAATCCACTCTTTATATTTATTATAGTATATGGCACAATTATCCAAAGCAAACATAATAACTGGTAATATAGTCCAACCAGCTGATGTAACCCAACTAGTAGACGCATTAACTGCATCAGGAAGTTATAACTTACTTATAAGTGGCTCTCTCGGTATAGGGATAAAAACCACTTCTCCAGCAAGTCTATATGTGTCAGGTAGTATAAGTGGCTCAGGTAACATAACTGTAGGAGGGAATGTTACTGCAGCTACAATTACCGGCACAAATGTGTATGGCATAATCAATGCTTCTCAAGATTTACATTTAACTAGGACCGATACGGCATATGCTTACATTTTAAGACCAAATGTAACAGGGTTTAAAAATTTACAATTTGCAGTGGAGGGAGGGGGTTTATTAGATAATCTTTACGTTAACTCAAGTTTTTCAACCTTTACAGGGACTATCTATGGACCTACTCTATGGCTAACAGGGGCAGTTACAGCATCTAATATTGGTACAGTTTCATCATTAAATCTAAATGGACAAGTAGGCACCCTCCTAAACGGAAATGGAGGCTGGACAGCGATAAACACAAATATATTTACCACCACAGGTTCATTTAATACATTCACTTCTTCCTATTACGTAGCTTCTGCTTCATTTGATAGTCGAATAAACAACCTTCCTGCACCTAACTATTCGTTTATTACAACCGGAAGTACATATTGCTTTGTGTCTGGAAGCTCAGTCATAGTATCAGGAAGTAATCCGTCCACTACGCAATTTATAGTAACAGGGTCGCAGTCAACCACAGGAACAATTACCTCTGCAGGATTCATACAATCTTCTTTAAGAAGTCTTAAAGATAACATAGTACCATTCACAGGTAGTGCATTAGATTTAATAAAAACAGTAGAGGTTGTAGCATATACCTATAAGTCAGACCCAGGTACACAAAAGGTAGGATTTATAGCTGATGATACCAATGAAGTATTTTCTACCAAGAATCACAATGTAATGGATACCGGTAACACAGTTGGAATAATGCTTAAAGCAATACAAGAACTCCAATCCCAAATAGAAGAACTTAAAAAATAATAATTTTGACTGGGTCAGCATTTACTAACTATTTAACCACATACTTAGAAGCGTCACAGAGTATAGTTAACGGTACCTTTACTGCAAAAACTACAGGTATTCCACAAACCAACTATGCTATAACTGCAGGTGATGCAATGAAGTATATGAACATTAATAGTTTACCGATGACATCTAACCAATACCCTACCTGGGGTCAAATATATGCCTCTCGGCCAGCCATTACACCTATTTATATAATTGCTAGTGCATACTCTGAAGGAGGGACTAACTATCTATATGATATAACTATTTCAACAACAGAAGGTGATTTTGTCGATACAAATGTATCTGCGTATGTTTACATAAACTATACCACACTTTATGGAAAACCTGCAACGTCTACACTACATTTAACAATACCGAATGGGTCTAGAATATCACCTGTAACTGTATTGGGACCTTTATATGGACATGTAACTGTAAATTTAGGTTCTATATCCCCACTTTCATCTATAGACCAACAGTATCTTAATGGTCAGTATGAAAATTTAGCTTAATTAACAATTACCCACAAGAACTTTGATATTTATTATTATAGGGCAAAAACACCCGTAAATAACTAACTTAAAACAAATGACCGAAACAATCTCAACCCCAGGAGTATATACCAGCGAGGTAAACCAGTCGTTCATAGCCCCAATCCAAATCCCTGATGGATGTGCCATTATAGGGCCTACACAGAAAGGAGAGGCCTATGTTCCAACAAGTATCCAGTCCCCAGGACAATTTAGTGCAGTGTTTGGAACAGACACTTCAAATTCGTATGTACCACAAACTGTGTATAACTACCTGCAAGCTGGTACCTCAATCAATGTAACGAGGGTATTAGGTAATGGAGGTTGGGGTTTCACTCCGGCTAAATCTTTAGCTGCTATTGTACAGCCTGCAGTGTCTGCATCTGTAGGCCTTAAAGCTTACACAGCTATCCCTACAGCATCATTAGTATCATCTTTGTCAGGCTCTGGTCAACAAGTGATTACAATAGCAGGTGCTAGTACTCAATACTTCTACGGATACAACCCAGCTCCTGTAGTTGTTTCAGGTTCTGTAGTAGTAGATGTTGCTGCAAGCACAACCTTGTATGTAAATGGTACAGGTAACATAGGTAGCAACATCACCTTGACACTTAACGATCCTCAATCAGGAAGCACAGTACTAGGTTCATATACACAAACTACAGCTTTAGCTACAACTGATTTAGTTTCTACAATCAATACAACTTTAGCTAGCAATTCACTAGCTTACACAAGCTCTATAACAGGAACTAATTCACTGACAGTTACTGCTCCTGCCGGAAAAGGTGCTGCTTTAAATGGTACTACAATCACTTTCTCGTCTGTAGCAGAAACAAGAGCTTCAGCATCATTTGCTATACCGACCAGTTCTACTAGGACTATCTATCTTCAAGACAATACTACCCATTATTTCATAGGTTCAGTACAAGCATCTGGATTAACTCAAGATCAGATAGGATCAACATTATCCACTTCAGTAAGTAATATGTCTTCTTATAGCGCATCTTACAGTGGTGGAACACTAACTTTATTTGCACCTAAAGGTTATGGTGTAAACGGTAATTCAACTTCTGTTTTTTATAGTGTAACGCGAGGCGTAGCAACATTGTCTGGAGGTAGTAATGGTACATATACAGAAAATGCCGCAACAGGTTATGTATATGGCAATAATTTTCCAACTTATGTACCTAATAATGGTAATTACTCTGTAGCCACCCTTCAAATAATAAATACTAGTACTAATAAAATATTAACCACATTAGGTAATTATACTGTACAAACTTCAGACTCAAACTATACAACAGCTGTAAGTAATTTCATTTCAAATATAAACACAAACGGTAACCAAGGTTATACTTTAAATACTTTAAATGCTGGATACCAAATATATATCCAATTTGCCGCAGGATACGGTTCATCTGCAAATAATTACTATCCACAAATTACTTTTCAAACTTATGACTCTAACGGGAATTCTGTAGGAGGAGGTTGGTCACCAGGACCTAACTTTGCAAAAGGAACAGATGCAGCTCTTCAATTACCTATCACTACTGTACCTTTTACAGGGGGAGTAACTGGAAATACCGGTTCATATCAAATTATATACGGTAACTCTGGGACACAAGCTTTAGATGCTAACTACTTTGTTAACACAGGAAGTCAATTATCCCAATTCAATAACTTGGTAAGCTTGATAAATGGGTACTCAACTCTTACAGGCATTACAGGTTCTTTGTCAGGAAGCAACGTAATCTTAACTTCAATCTATACAGGTTCAATCTACAATGGATACTATGCAGGCCCTGCACCAACTTCAACAGGTGTAGTTGCTTCAGTATCTCAATCAATACTTGTAGGGGGTGTAGACCCAGTTACAGCAGTACCTGGAAGTGTAATTGCAGTATTACACCCTTCATTGAATAAATACCCTAACCTAGCAAGTTTAAATAATTCTAGTATAGTTGGCTCATCAAATAATAGTTTAGGACTTAACATAGCTGGTAATCAAGTAAACCAAACAGCAAATGTATCGATGTACAGCACAGATCCTAACTACTATGCAAATGTGTTAGGAACAAATGCTGCTGCTTCTACAGGAGGTGCTTTCGCTTACTTGAGCTTCCAAAGCGCATCTTTGAGCACTACTACACCGGTGAGTCTAATACTTCAAAGTGGTAAATGCACCTTCACATCTTCAAATGCAGAAGGGTACGACTATGCTGAAACACCATGGGTGATTGATAACAACAACAACAGATTATTCCAATTCGCACATAGAGCTCAAGGGTTCTCTGGAAATACAGATGTTAAAGTTGCAATTGCAAACATAACTGTAAATCCTGATCCTACTGTATACACTAAGTTCGATGTATTAGTAAGACAATATAGCGATACAGATAAAACACCTGTAATCTTAGAACAATACACAGGAGTAACCCTTAACCCTAACGATGCTAATTACATCGGAACTGCAATCGGTGACAGATACAACTACTACGACAGTGTAAGTAATAAGGTAGTATCAGAAGGAGATTTTGATAATGTATCTAATTACATCAGAGTAATAATAGGAGATGCGGTAATAAGTGAAAACATACCTAATAATGTAGTCATAAATGGTAATGAACCTTTATTCGAAACATTTGCCGGATTTGGTTCACTATACCACTTACCTCAAGCAACATACGTAAGTTCTAATTCAGGTTCTTACATCTACTCTGGATTTGATTTCACTAACCCAGATAATGCAAACTACCTTAACCCAATTCCTTTGGAAGCTGGATATGGTAATAACATACCATTCGCTATACCTGCAAACGATAACAAATTCATACTTCCTTTCCAAGGTGGTACAGATGGTATGTCTTATCAAACCATCAAGAATATAGGAGCTAACATCTCTACAGATGGTACTAACGTATTCGGATTTGACCTATCATCTAACCAAACAGCAGGATATGCAGCATTCGCACAAGCAATCAACATCTTGTCTAATACTCAACTATACAAATACGGTATCTTAGTAATGCCGGGTATCATCAACCAATACCACGGAGCAGTTACTGAATACGCACAATCAATGGTAGAACAAAGAGGAGATGCTGTATACTTAAGCGATTTGACAGGTGTAAACGAAGGTGTTAACACAGCTGTAGAAGTAGCTTCAGGATTAAATAGTACATACGGAGCAACTTACTACCCTTGGGTTAAAGTAAGAGACATCGGATCATCTAAGAACATCTACGTACCTCCAACCGTATTGGTTCCTCAAGCAATAGCTTACACCGATACTAACGCTGCACCATGGTTTGCTGTAGCAGGTACAGGTAGAGGTACTCTAGGTGGAGCAATCGATACCAAGAACAGACTTTCAACTACTGAACAAGGTACACTTTACAATGCTAATATCAACCCAATCATTAAGACTCCTAACACAGGTGTAGTAATCTGGGGCCAAAAGACATTGTCTAAGCAAAACACTGCCTTGAACAGATTGAACGTAAGAAGATTGTTAATCGCATTGAAAGATTACATCTCTAACATTGCTAACGACTTCGTGTTCGAACAAAACTCTAATGCAACCAGAGCTTCTTTCTTAAATAAGATTAACCCTTACTTACAGAACGTACAACAAAATCAAGGTATCACAGCATTCAAAACTACTTGTGATGCAACTAACAACACAGATAGCGATGTAGCTAACCACATCTTGAACTGTAAGATTCAGATTGTACCAACAATGAGCATAGAGTTTATCTTACTTGAGTTCGATATCACACCACAAGGAGTAACATTCAGCTAATAACCAATAAATAAAAAAATAACAACTAAATAAATTACAAAACATGCCTATTCTTGATAGTACTCAAACCCTTCCAGTTGTATTTGAACCGATATTGCAACACAGGTTCATAATGATTATAGATGGTATACCTGCATACCAAATCAAAACAGTAGATGGTATAGGCTGGGAAGACTCAAGCGTTGATATTCACTATATCAATAGCTACTTCTCACTAAGGTCTAAAAGAAAATACTCTGACATCACCTTGTCATTGTATGACCCTGTTGCACCTTCTGGAGCCCAAGCGGTCGAACAGTGGGGTTTATTGTCATACGAGTTGTTGTCAGCTAGGGGTGGTTATCAGGATTTTTACACCAAAGATATTAACTTGCAAATCCTAGGTCCAGCCGATGATATTGTAAGAGAATGGGTTATCAAAAGAGCATTTCCTTTAACTGTAAAATATGGCTCTTACGATTATTCGGGAGAGGCATATACTACAATTGACCTTACCCTCAAGCATAGTGG